CCACACAGTCTTACCACCGTTGGCACGTGGGTTAACGTGGTCAATGGTAAGATCTTCAAAGTCAAAGACTTCTTGGCAGTACTGGCATTGGAACAGGTCACGCAGGTACATGTTGTAACGACTAAATTTAACATTCTTCTTGTAATGGAAGTAGTCAGTAGTTACACACACGCTGGGCACGTTGATGGTCACACGCTCACTGCGAATTATCCAATCTGGATAAGTTTCTAAGATGCGTACTTTGCCCAAGTACATCAACTTGATAGCATGTTGCCAATCGATCACACTCAATGGTAGGATACTGATTGGCTCGTAGTTTGAGTTCAATAGTAGTGTATCGCTCATTTTGATTACCTATTTGTTGAAAGGTGTTAAATATACTTATATAATAACACAGAATTCATTTATGAGCAAAGAGTTAGCAACAGCGATTATCCGAAATCCTTACCAAAAAATGGCAATGACCGAGGATCAGATCCTTGAGTTTGCCAAATGTGCCGATCCTGTTACAGGACCGCGTTACTTCATGAGTAACTATTTCTTTATACAGCATCCTACCAAGGGTGCCATGCAGTACATTCCATTTGAGTACCAAGAGCGCTTGATTGACAGCTATCACGAGAACCGTTTTAGTATAAGTTTGATGCCGCGACAAACTGGCAAATCAACGAGTGCAGCCGGATACCTACTTTGGTACGCTATGTTTGTGCCAGATAGTACTATTTTAGTAGCCGCACACAAATACACTGGTTCCCAAGAAATCATGCAACGTGTGCGCTATGCCTATGAAAACTGCCCGGACTACATACGTGCAGGTGTTACCAGTTACAACAAAGGGTCGCTGGACTTTGAAAACGGATCACGTATTGTCAGCGCAACAACTACAGAAAACACTGGACGGGGTATGTCTATCTCGCTCCTCTACTGTGACGAGTTTGCGTTCGTACGACCCACTATTGCCAGTGAGTTCTGGACAGCTATTACACCTACACTAGCAACTGGTGGTAAGTGTATTATTACCAGCACACCAAACAGTGACGAAGACCAATTTGCACAGATCTGGAAAGGTGCTAACAACACATTTGATGACCAAGGCAACGAGACTGAACTAGGACGCAACGGCTTCAAAGCATTCCGTAGTGCTTGGCAAGAACATCCAGACCGTGATGAAAAGTGGGCCGATCAAATGCGAGCACAGTTAGGCGAAGAACGCTTCCGTCGTGAAATGGACTGCGAGTTCATTATTTTCGACGAGACTCTAATCAATCCTCTTAAACTGGTTGAGATGGCTGGCATTGATCCAATTGAAAAGCAGGGACAAGTACGTTGGTACAAAAAGCCCACCAAAGACAATATCTATTGTATAGCACTAGACCCCAGCATGGGCACCGGCGGTGACCCTAGCGCCATACAAGTCATTGAATTACCCAGCATGATGCAGGTTGCTGAATGGCGTGATAACAAAACACCAGTCCAGCGACAAGTCAAGATCCTACAAGAGATCACACAGTATATCAATGATCAAATTCAAAACGAAACTGACATCTACTACAGCGTTGAAAACAATACGCTGGGCGAAGCAGCGCTAGTTGAGATTAGTCACATTGGCGAAGAAAACATACGTGGCATTTTTCTAAGTGAACTACGCAAGCCTGGCAGCACCAACATGTACCGCAAGGGTTTCAATACTGGTAGCAAGAGCAAACTTGCTGCTTGTAGCAAACTAAAGAGTTGGGTAGAATCAGGCAAACTAAAAATTGCCAGTAAGATGTTGGTGTCAGAGCTTAAAAACTTTGTGGCCAAAGGTCTCAGCTATGAAGCCAAAATTGGCGAGACTGACGATTTGGTAATGAGTATGATCTTGGCCATACGCATGATGCAGGTTATACAGAACTTTGATGCTGATGTTGACGAAACACTACGCAGCGATGACGAGGAAATTCTCCCAATGCCCTTTATCATGATGTGAGCATAAATACTCTATGCGTGAAATTGAAAACATCTCCTCAGAATTATTTGACAAGATTCGTACCCGTTTTGACAATGTCAGACTAGGCGATGAAAAGTCCAAGGCCACAACCGATCCTGAAAAGGCTCGATTTTTTAACTTTGACTACACAGTTGACGGACAAAAAGTTGGCACAATCACAATCAGTTTGATTGATGAAAGCAGTCTCAAACTCTACTTTGGTCGTGACATTGTTACCAAGATCAAACAGATTGATGCAGAGCGTGAGGAACCGCCAACTGAGGGTGTAGACGATGAAACCAAATGGTACAACTTCCTACGCAGTATCCGCCAATTTGCTAAACGCAACCTCTTAACATTTGACACACGTGACATTACCAAGAGTAACTTGCAAGTCAAAGATGTTAAACAACAGGTCAAAGCAGATGATACTATTGACGCAGAAGAAATGAACGTGACTGAAAGCCGCATGTTTGGCACAAGTCGCAGCAGCTATCAAGAATGCGGTCCTGTGCGTATTATTGTACGTCACAGTAACAATGTGGATGAAGAAAAACGTGGCGCACGTACACGCAACATTGAGTCAGTATTCCTAGAAACACATCTAGGCGAACGCTTCCTGTTGCCATTTAAAAACCTACATGGCGCACGAGCAATGGCACAACATTGCAGCCAAGGTGGGCGTATTGAAGACGAACTAGGCGAAGGCATTTGTGGCATGGTAGAAGAAATGAATGCCATGCGCCATTTTGTACGCAGCGTGGGTCGTAGACAATTTGAAGATGCTGACACAACAGCAATGGCACATTCGGCGGTACAACACTACAACGAACTAAAGAATAAACTACGTCACATTGGCGGACATCGTGGCTACGGTGACTATAAGGATAGTTACACACCAGTTAATGAAATTGCAGATGACGTAGACATTAACGATTTACGCGAACGTTTTGTTAAAAAGATTTACGATGACAAATTTGATGCAGCGTTACCATACGTATATAGGGCACATATGAAACAAAAAGAATCACTAGAAAGCCCCTTGGCTAACCAATTTGAAGACTGGGCTAACCAAGTTGTTGAAGGATCTTGGGCACTACCAGATACTCCCGAAGATACCAAATCGCTTGATGAACTGATGAGCAAAAAGTTAGAAGTAGGCGACAATGCTGAAAACGCAACCGGCGCACTATACAACATCATTGGCGATGATGAACTGTTTGACAAGTTGGGCGATTTGGCTAGTGCAGAAGGTCCAGACACAGATGCACGTCCGACCATTGTACATTGGCTACGTGACAACAGCTATACCGAACTTGCTGACAAATACGACAGCTTGTTTACACAAGATGACACAGGACTACAGCAACAAGCCGCAGCAGTACAGGCACAGCAACAACAGGCCAATGCAGGCGAGTTTGGTGGTGTTGGTACCGCAGAACCAAGTCCAGCAGTAAATCCGGCTATGCAAGAAAGCCGTGATGAATTGAGTTGGATGCGTAAGCTGGCCGGTTTAAAGTAACCTAAACTAACTTCGCCAAAAGGCACAAAATAATGTGCCTTTTTCCTTGACCTAGGCATAAATAAAATTGTATACTGCGGGAGTGCTGTATACATTAAGGCACATTATTAAGGCACACATTAAGGAGAACTATTATGGCCATGACATTAGCAGAAATTCGCGCAAAACTTCAAGCAAACGAAAACCGTGGACAAGGCGGTAAACAACAAGGCGACAACGCCATTTACGCACACTGGAACATTCCAGAAAACACCACAGCTCGCGTAAGATTCCTCCCCGACGCAGACACCAAGAACAACTTCTTTTGGATTGAACGAGCAATGATTCGTTTACCATTCGCAGGTATCAAAGGTGAAGCAGACAGCAAACCAGTTACTGTACAAGTTCCTTGTATGGAAATGTGGGGCGAGGCTTGCCCGATCTTGGCAGAAGTACGTCCTTGGTTTAAAGACCCTAACCTAGAAGAAATGGGTCGCAAGTACTGGAAAAAGCGCAGTTACCTGTTCCAAGGTTTTGTACGTGACAATCCAATTGGCGACGACAAAACACCAGAGAATCCAATTCGTCGATTCATTATCAGCCCACAGATCTTTAACTTGATCAAGAACGCACTGATGGATCCAGATATGGAAAACTTGCCAACTGACTACGAAGCAGGCCTTGATTTCAACATCAAGAAGACCAGCAAAGGTGGTTACGCTGACTACAATACCAGCACATGGGCACGTAAAGAGTCTGCACTTACAGCAGAAGAAGCAGAAGCAATCGAACAATTTGGCTTGTACAACTTGAGCGACTTCTTGCCTAAGAAGCCAGGTGACGTTGAACTTCAAGTGTTGAAAGAAATGTTTGAAGCGTCAGTTGACGGACAACCATACGATCCAGATCGTTGGGCCAACTACTTCAAACCCAGCGGCTTCAAGGCCGGCACTGGCAGCGATGGTGAAACAACTACAGCAACTCCAGTTCCACAAGCCAAGCCCACATTGGCAGCAGTTCCTAAAGCAGCACCTGCTCCTGTAGCAGAATCTGCACCTTGGGAACCAGCAGACGACGAAGTACCTGAAGCATCAGCACCAGTTGTTGCTAAACCAGCACAGAGTCAAAAAGCCGAAGACATTTTGGCTATGATTCGTAATCGTCAAAACAAGCAGTAATGCACCTGACGGTTGTACTAGGCGCCTCCGGCGAGGCGTCTTTCGACATCACGCTTAACGACAATTCTTTTACTCGTAAATGGGTCAAAGAATTGCGTTGGTGCCTAGACAACTGCGATTTTAATCAACAAGAATCATTTTCGGGCCTACTGACTCTAAGCGAAGCTGAACAAATTTTAAACAATGCTTGTGTCACAATCAACAAGTACCTGAAGGGTTTTATCAAAATTGAGACAGACCATTCTCAAGAATACTTCAATTACTTGCACTCAAAGTTTGAACAGCTAAGTGGCAGCTTTGGTAGGCCCACCCGTTTGTTTAGTATTGCCAACGATGAACTCAAATCGGCAATACGTGATCTAAACTATTATGTACACCGTGTAGAAGAACAACGTCCAAGGACTAGTCAATTCTATATCAGTTTCAACAAAGACCAATATCGTCGTATACCATTAGAACCCGAAGACTACAAATATTTTGAACTAGACTTTGCACCAGGCACACTATTTTTGCACTATGCAGAGCTGGGCAAAGAGTACATTGATCTCTACCAAGACGGACTGCCTCTAGACTACGAGGGATTTTCCAACCTACACTACTACAGTGGCGAAGCTATGTTAACGTTTGTGCCAATTGAATACAGCAAGATTGCGGGCTACTTTGATTGGCTTAGAAGCAACGGCATTGATCCATATGATAAAACACAGGGGCATGGTCGTATACCCTTGGGCACAGTAGATCTAGACTCGTTGGATAAAATTAGACAACATCGATTTATTAAAAGTATTACAATCAATGACTGATGTTAACTCAATCGCCTTTGCACTAGACCCTACCAATGTTCCCAGCTTCTTACTGGATTGGGAAGTTACCAAGCTGTGCAATCTAGACTGCACCTATTGTAGTACTGGACTAGAAGGCGGACACGACAACACCACTGCTCATCCGCCGCTGTCTGAATGTCTAGACAGCATTGACTTCATGTACCAATATGTTGATCTCTATATGCAGCACAAACGAGCCAACCAACGCAAGGTCATATTGAATGTGTACGGCGGCGAAAGTCTGTTTCATCCTGACATTGTGGAAATACTAGAACAGGTTAGAATCAAACACCAGCCCTACGACTGGAATCTAACTGTGACCTGCACTACCAATGCAGTTATTGGAAAAAATCTATTAGACAGAATACTGTCCTCGATTGACGAGTTTACAGTTACATTTCACGCAGAAGGATTGGACAAGCAACGCGAGCAGGCGCTGGCTAATCTATTAGACATACACCAACGTGGTGTGCGTGTTAAATGTGTAGTACTGATGCACAACCATCCCACAATGTGGGCTAGGTGTCAGTCTGCTATTGCTTTTTGCAAACTGCATGATATCAAGTACATTGTAAAACCTCTGGACAATATTGACAGTGCTTGGGCCTATAGTCAAGACCAAATAGAGTTTTTGCGACCTGGAGAACAAAAAATTGATTTTGTACCCTCTGGGTCTGTTATCAAACAGGGAAGACAGTGCTGCGGAGGAAGATTGCTAAGTACAAATGGCAATTTAAAATCGCGTGAGACCTTTGTGGCAAAGCAGGGATTTACAGATTGGCACTGTAGCGTTAATTGGTTCTTTTTGTTTGTAAGACAATTAGATGGCGCGGTCTATACCAATAAAGATTGCATGACCAGTACAACAGGGCTAGTCGAACCATTGGGCTATATTGATCAATACAGCACAATCATATCTCAATTGGAACGGCAATTGTCTGGAGAAATGCCAGTAATCAAATGTGTCAAGCCCACTTGTAGATGCGGTTACTGTGCGCCCAAGGCACAACATGCGGAAGATTTCACTCAGTTAATGAATAGATACATCATTGACACAACATTAAAAATAAACTAAACTAACTTAAAGGAAAATTATCATGGCAACTAAACCATTCGACGTAAGCAAATTTCGTAAGTCAATTACTAAAAGCATTGACGGCATCTCAGTTGGATTTAACGATCCCACAGACTGGATCTCAACCAACAACTTCGCTCTCAACTATCTTATCTCAGGTGATTTTAATCGAGGTATTCCTATGGGAAAGGTCACTGTGTTTGCTGGTGAATCTGGTGCAGGCAAAAGCTATATCTGCTCAGGAAATATTATCAAGAACGCACAAGCCCAAGGCATTTATCCCATTCTTATTGATACAGAAAATGCTCTTGACGAGGCTTGGTTACACGCACTCGGAGTGGACACAAGCGAAGATAAACTACTTAAACTCAATATGGCCATGATCGATGACGTGGCCAAAATGATCAGTGAGTTTGTTAAAGAATACAAAACACTGGCAGAAGATGCTCGCCCTAAAGTGGTGTTCGTGCTAGACTCACTGGGTATGCTTTTAACGCCAACCGACGTTAACCAGTTCACAGCTGGTGATTTGAAAGGGGACCTGGGACGCAAGCCAAAAGCCCTGACCGCGTTGGTGCGTAATTGCGTAAACATGTTTGGTGATCTAAACATTGGACTTGTTGCTACAAACCACACCTACGCAAGTCAGGACATGTTTGATCCCGATGACAAGATCTCGGGCGGTCAAGGCTTTATCTATGCGAGCAGTATCGTTGTTGCTATGCGTAAGTTGAAGTTGAAAGAGGACGAGGATGGCAACAAGATCTCCGAAGTCAAAGGTATTCGTGCAGCCTGTAAGATCATGAAGACACGCTATGCTAAACCTTTTGAATCAGTACAGGTCAAGATCCCATACGAAACAGGTATGAATCCCTACAGTGGCCTAACTGACTTGATTGAAGCCAAAGAACTTTTAAAGAAGGAAGGCAACAGTTTGGTATATACTACTGCTGACGGCGAGATTATCAAGAAGTTCCGCAAGGGCTGGGAACGCAATGATGATGGTTGTTTGGATCGTGTGATGAACGACATTACTGCTAACCCACACATGTTTGACAAAGCAACCACAGTCGAAGAAGCACCAACAGAGGATGCAACAGAATGAGTATCGAAGTAGAAGTCCTAAGCGAACTGTACACTATCATGAAGCAGTACGTTCCTAGCAAGGACAGACAAGAATGTGCCGACAATATCATGAGCGTCATGGTTGATTATCTCAACGATGTAGACGTTCGTGAATTTGGCGGCACTGACGGTGCGCTTAAACGTGCTCTTAAAGAGTACGTAGGCGAAGAAGATCAACCCGAAGAAGATTACGAAGACTAATGTGGTATAACCGTGTAGTGCAGGATCTAGCACAGATCCCGCCGTTTATTGACTATTATGAAAAACAACTGATCGCAGCCAAAAGCGAGATCAGTATCAGCGGCAACGTTGAACGGGCAGTCAGTAATCTACCGGGCATTACTGAGTATCGCTTTAACCAACTGCAAGAAGTGGAAGCAGTACTCAATTACCTTAACATACAGTTACGCAAGATTCGACAAAAGCATTATAAAAAATATCTTGAAGCGTACCAACGTGCCTTGACCAGTCGTGATGCAGAAAAGTATGCTGAAGCTGAGGATGAAGTAATTGACATGGAGACCATCATTAACGAAGTGGCATTACTACGAAACAAATGGCTTGGTGTGATGAAGGGCATTGAAAGCAAGAACTTCATGTTAGGGCACGTGGTACGCCTACGCACAGCAGGCATGGAGGATGTGAGTGTTTAAAAACCCGGGCGAAAGCCACGAACACAGTCGTGATGTACTGGACATGTTGTATCAATATGACAGCTTCATGGACAGTTTGAAAGTTGTTGCAGACATGGGCTGCGGTGCAGGACTAGATGCTGAATGGTGGGCAACGCTCTATACTAGAGACGATCCTCCGGAGCCGCATGACTATCTAGTGTTTGCAGTAGATCAAAACATATCCAAAATTGAACCGGATGTGTTGAAGCACTCCAACATCAAACCCATTGAGGGCGATTTTTCAAGTGTGCATTTGCCACGCAAGGCCGACTTTGTTTGGTGTCACGACAGTTTTCAGTTCACGCTGAATCCCTTGCAAACGCTGAGTCATTGGAACAATCAAATGAACACCAATGGCATGTTGTCATTGAATGTTCCTATCCACACTACCTACAGTTATGATAGGCTACAGACACGCAGTTTTAGTGGCTGCTACTATACCTACAATATCTGTAATCTAATGTACATGTTGGCTGTAAACGGATTTGACTGTAGGGACTGCTATATCTACATGGCTCCCAACTATGGTTGGATTCACTTCTGCGTATACAAGAACTACGAGCCTTTGAATCCAGCTGCAACCAGCTGGTTTGATCTAGCAGAACGTGGACTCATCAGTGACAGTGCCATGCAGAGTCTCAACAAATGGGGCCATGTGCGACAGGAAGATCTCATGTTTACCTGGTTAGACAAGGACTGGCGCTTCGCAAAGAACTAATAAATACACAATGCGTGATTTATTAACTTTACTAGACCAATTAAACGAAGCCACCGTTGCCAACTATCCCTGGGGAAGTGCATTCTTACTCAGTGATGGTGCAAAAGGACAAGAACTAGCAGCCAAACTAGAACCCATGGGCGTTAATGTAGTTGACCCCATGATCAGCGTTGATCCCAGCTCAATTGACCCTGCTAGTGTAGAAATACAAATTGGCACAGGAAAGACACCCATGCCCTTTATGGATGCAAACGAAACAGTTTGGATCTTTAACGGCAACCCCAACAGTTACTTTGTACACGGTGAGAAACTGGCCAATAGAGGTGAAATCTCTGAAGGTATCCTTGGTGCAGCCATGTTTGCCAAGTTTACTAAACGCAGCGGCAAAGAAGAAATTGGCACAGTCACAGTTAGAGACATTGAGCAGGTGCTCGAACAGCTACAACAGGTCAGTGAAGATGTATATCAAGTTGATGTACAAGATGCAGACAATAAACACGCAGACCGCGTCAGTTTCAAGTTGGTGTTGAAAACCAAGCCGTACCAAGACTTGATGAACCCTGCCAATCGTGACGCACTAAAGAACGAGTTCGCCAGCGCAGCCGGCTATGTCAACAGCAACATGGCAGAGCGTTATAGCAAATACTTTTATCTAAACGGCAAGGCTGACGACATTGCAGTTATTGCAGATGGTGCAGCCAGCGAAAGCAGCAGCAAGATTGACGTATGGGTAGCAGTACGCACACCCGACGGTGGTATGCGTAGACTTAAACTCAATGCCAGTTTAAAAGCGGGTCCAGTTAAACAGTTTGGACAAGTTGGTGGCAGCGAAGACACCAGCATGATCAAGTTGTGGGACTACTTTGGTATTGACGTTAGACCCTGGGTCAAAGAGTACAATGCCCTACGTGGACGTGATCAATTTGAAGCAGTTGCCATGATGTACAAACGTGTAGCCGACAAGCTGTCACGTAATCTAAAAGCAGCCGGTGTCAAGTCTGAGGTTAATTTTATTGACAATCTGGCTCATGCAGTTACATTCTTTGCTACACTGGGCGATCCTGGTGTTGAACTGGTACAGTTTGACAAGGGTGGATTCAAGATCCTACGCTTTGGCAATCTAGCACACAAGTTGAATACAGTAGACTTGACAGCAACATTTGTTGAAGGCAAAGCACGTCCAGAAATCAACATTCATGATGTACACAATCCTAAAAACATTCTAGTTACAATTCGTGCCAAAATTGAAACTAAACCCAGCGGTGACCTGTATGTTCGTAACATCATTGAAAAAGGCAAACTGTTGGAAGAACTAACCAAAGTTGAAACCAAGTCCTGGGACGATGAGACAGTTGAAAAACACTCTAAGAAAATTGGCACAGCGCACAGCATAAGCGGACTACGTCCAAAAGGCGCAGCAGCACCAAAAGCAGCCAATTTAGGCAGAGAACGTCGTTGACCAATAAAGGCATCTAGCATATAATTGTGACATGATGCGTTGATAGCTCAGTTGGTTAGAGCAGTCGACTCATAATCGATTGGTCACAGGTTCGAGTCCTGTTCGACGCACCATACTAATTTAGGAAAAACAAAAATGGACATGGATCAAGCAGCAGTCTTTTTGGCTGGATCAATATTGACAATGATGGGCTTTGTGGTTGTCACAATCGGCATCATTGTAATTAACAATCTAATTGCCAAATACTGGAAAAACTTGGGCTGGTTCAATTGGCACACAGAACCCGCACGTTTTGCGACACCAGAAGAGCTTGACAAGGCCAATGAGCCCAAGCTAAAATAAACACATGCGCTAGTAGCTAAGTGGCATAGCAGGAGATTCTAAACCTCCGAATCGCGAGTTCGATTCTCGCCTGGCGCACCAAACAATAAATAATTTTGTACCTACAGTGTAGGATGACAAGAAAGTCCTGGACACGCGGACTCTAAAACGAGGTGGGCGCAGGTGGAATCCCTGTATTTTTAACTAAGGAAAACAAAATGACACAACAATAGATTGAATATAGCTGTAAAGACCTAGTGTTTCACTTTAACAAGGGACATTTGGCAGATCCGACCATACCTATGTGGGTCGTTAAAGCACATGGCGTGACATTCTACGTGAATCACGTTACTTCTGAAATGCCTTGGAGCACCAAGGAAACGCCCGACAATGACAAGACCAAGGGCAGCATCAAGTTTAAGAAGTGTAAGTTAACCATAGACTCTGACAACAATGCTACTATATCCAAGTTGGGTATCGCAGATGCTTGGCTAAAGCATCCACAACGACAAGCGGCACGTATCATAATGAGCTGGGGCGGTAAGATGTGGGACGCATTAAAGTCCGGCGAGTTCCAACACAGCAAGATTAAAGAAGTCTCGGGTGCCTGTGGTAGCAGTTGGGCTATCTGTGACCTGTTGGATGAACACGAGCTTACACTAGCCCTGTTGAAGTATCCCAACAGTTTCCGCATCCTTGCGCCTAACGAAATCTACTATCAAGCATATGATGAGAAAGGCGGTTGGATCGAAGAACTTTGGGAAGCAGAGGATGAAAATGACTACGCTTTTGATTGATCAAGCACACATTGGAGCAGTGGTCAATCTGCTCAAGGCCAACAATATCAAGCACATGCCCATTACTCGACACGGTAGTGAGTATACCATAACGCTAGAAGACTCGCCCGTTGCCAGTTTTCTTCGTTTGAGATACAACTAATACTTTGGTGTTATATTGACAATATCCAAATTTGGCTGTATAATTAACACATTGCAACAAACAGGAGTCATCCATGTACATTTACCTTGGTACCTATTACCATACACGCCACAAGGGCACAATTAGCGTTATTGACGAGGCCGGCGAGTATGTAACGCTTGAAAAGAAGATTGGTAAGACAATCAACTTGGATCAACGTGAGGCATCGCTTAATCGCACAAAAAGCCCCATTGGTTACACTTTCCTTCGTGCTTGGCAAACTGGCAAAGACACTGACCGAGTAGAGCTTGCTATTCACGATCTCTTAGATAATGTGCGTAGCGAAGGTGAATGGTTCAATGACGATGACGGCACACTGACTGATCGCTTGTCGGGCTTTATGGACCGCATGGGCTATGCAGAAGTTGCGCTCGACAATGACGTTGAAGAACTTGCTACTAAAATTGAGCGTAGTGGTACAGTCAATCCCAAGACAATTGATGCTGTACGCAGTTTGAAAGCCAATAACCCTGATCTGTTTACACATTCGGGACAGAACTATGTTAGCAACAACAGTGGCGATTTGAACGTTTGTTTGGATCCCAAGGCAAAAGGCTTCAACATTGGTGTCCACAGCCCCAACTACAAAAAGTATCCTAGCAACACTGACACAGCTTTCAAGTTTGCGTTTGATGCACTCATGGCACAGTTCAACTTGACTCCTGCATACAATGCCAAGGCAGGTTATGTTACACAAGTGGACACAGAAGAACGTGCCGTGGAAATCTTCAAAGCCTGCTTGGACGCAGTTAAAAACAAAACGCTAAAAGCCACTGTCTAAGTAACAGATCTGTAATCTTCTGGACCATAAATACTTTTAGTTCTTAAGGAGCATACCATGAACTTACTAGCAATTTACGGTCCAGACGAAGACGACGGCGAAGAAGAATAAACCGGCTGCAAAGATAGAGCAGAGTTGGAACTCGTAACCAACACTAGGCACCCTCGGGTGCTTTTTTAATGGCTATTGCTGCCATTAAGAAATACAATGGAAAATACCAGAAAAATAGTTGATTTCTATGTTAAATAATTATACAATAGAACTTAGTACAAACACTGAGTACTGTTAGTTTTCAAACAAAGGAGTAACACATGAAAACAGTTGGCGATAAAATCACAAATTTTGCAGTAACAGGCGTCCGTCCCGGACAACCCGAAGACGCTTTCTACACCATCACTGATCAAAGTTTTGAAGGTAAATGGAAAGTAATTGCTTTCTATCCAAAAGACTTCACATTCGTATGCCCAACAGAAATTGTTGCGTATGACAAATTGAACGCAGACTTTGCGGACCGCGATGCAGTTCTATTAACAGGTTCAACAGACAACGAGTTCTGTAAAGTAGCATGGCAAAAATCACACGATGACTTGCGTAAAATCACACATCACCAGTTTGCTGATACACAGCGCGGTGAGTTGAGCTTGGTTGAACAGTTGGGCGTATTTTATGCTCCAGCAGGTGCAGCACTACGTGCCACATTCATTGTCGATCCAGACAATGTTATCCAACACGTTACTGTGAACAACTTGGATGTTGGTCGTAGCCCAGAAGAAACCTTGCGACTGCTCGACGCATTGCAAACTGGTGAACTATGTGCATGTAACCGTACAGTGGGCGGGGAGACTTTATAATGACTGCCTGGGTAGATCAACTTAAAGAAGGTCTGCCTGAGTACGCCAAGGACACTAAGTTGAACTTGGACGCTGTTATTAAGCGTAGTACTCTAGCAGTTGAGGAAGCAGAAGGTTGTGCGCTGGCCGCCGCAATGAGCACAGGTAACGGGAAATTAGTTACCTTTATTCAAAGTTCTATGGAAAACTCACAAGAGCGAGATGCCGCACTCACTGCCGCATCTTTGATGTCGATGAACAACACTTGGTATCCATATGTAGAGATGGCAGAAGATGCTAACCTTAAAGGTCTTCCGGCTCAACTCAGAATGAACGCAATCACAACCCACGGTGGTACGACTAAAGAACGATTTGAGGCATATAGCCTTGCCGCAAGCATTGTTGGAAAATGCGAGTTCTGTGTTTCGGCCCATTATAATGGATTAAAAAAGATGGGGTATACTGTTGAGCAGTTACGAGATATAGGTAGAATAGCGGCTGTGGTTAATAGTTTAGCAAAGGTGCTGAATAGTTGATAAATATTTCTATGAGAGACCGATCTTATAGAAAAATATACAAACAGTACTACGGTGAAATCCCTGTTGATGCTGATGGACGATCTTTTGAAATCCATCACATTGATGGGGATCACTCTAATAACAATCCATTAAATCTCAAAGCAGTATCTATTCAAGAACATTACGACATACACTACAGTCAAGGAGACTGGTATGCTTGTTTATTGATTTCTGGAGCATTAAATATTTCCCCAAAAAAAAAATCAGAGTTATCAAGATTAGCGGCACTTGAAGCGGTAAAAAACGGAACTCATAATTTTTTAGGCGGTGAGATACAAAAGAAAACACAACAACGTTTGGTAGAAGCAGGTGAGCATCATTGGCAAGACAGTGAAAAAGCATCACAACGAAATCTAAAACGAATAGCAGAAGGCAACCATACTTTTTTGGATAAAGATTGGGCTCGTGAAAAAGAGTTAGAAAAAGTCAAGAACGGAACACATCCGTTTTTGGGCGGAGCAGTTTCCCGCCAAACTAATGAGAAACGAGTAGCAGAAGGCACCCATAACTTTTTGGGCGGAAAGTCTGCGAAGAATCAACTGGCTAACGGCACACATCCGAGTCAAATCAAAAAATCCTGTTCACATTGTAGTAAAACGGTTAGTTCTGGAATGTTCAATCGTTGGCACGGCGACAACTGTAAATCAAAAGAATAACTTTTGGCAATATTAGTCTAACTATTTGTTGACAAGTATAAATATCTTTGCTATACTAATAGCACAACTTAAAGAGTTGTACTATATCTGTTAAATTTGGAGACAATGATGTTATCCTTATTTCTAGATGTAGACAATGTTTATTTTAATTTAAGGAGAAACAAATGAACAACATCTCTGTCCTTGCGACACCATCAAAAGACCTACGCGGTCACAAAACTACTACAATTGGCGATCACGATTTTATAGAACTGTCGGTACAAGATTGGATTGATATTGATCCTATTCCTACAAATCGAGATAGTGCAAGTCGTGTTCATAAAATGAAAAAAGTATTCGATCCGGCACACGAAGACGGATATCAGACTACACTAACTGAAGTAGCGTTGGGTGTAGTTATAAAAGATTTTGACGATATTGATCCAGATACAAATATGCTAATTCGATCTTATAAAAAGGGAGAGTGGTATCGAGTTGATGGAAATACTAGAGCATTTTATTGGAAGGCTTATCCGGTAAAAGCAAAAGAAATTAAAAAATTAGCAGCCAAAATACATTATCTATCATCTGTGCGAGATGTTAATGCGGCATATTACCCATATAATAGTCAAAAAAGTGTAGAAAAGTCTGGAGAAATTTTGCAAGGTCTTGCTAAACGATATAACTGGCAAGCACGGCAGCCAATATTTTCTAAGGGTGGATATAAAAGTGCATTGGACATTGCATCTACAGAACCCGACATGAAAACTAGACCAGATGTCTTTGAAGCATTTAATCAATGTTTTGAGGGATTAAAATTTTTAGATAGTATTCCTAAAGGATCTGGCAACACTATTACAGATCCAGCCCATCCAAAGATGAAAAGCCAGGCTATTATTGCTGCTTTACTAGTGGCCTACAAAATCTGGGGCAATAATCTAAATCTATATTCTTTGGTTGATAGATTGTCAAACATCGAAGGCAATGAAATTATCGGCATCATGGGAACCAAGGACAAAGAACTTGACCCTGCACAAATCATTGCCGCAGAGTACATGGAATATAGTTACATGAGAGTAAAAAATCCTAAGCCAGATGATTGTCTAAGAGACAGTTGGCTAGGAGGCATGGCTCGAAGTACAAAATTTGATAGCATCAGACCACAAATGGATTTTTTGCTTCATTGGATTGAGGCATATATTAAAAATCCTAAAATTACGTATAAAGCCAATATTGGAGTACAAGGTGTTTGGAAAGATGGTAAATGGAAAGAACTGATTTCTCCTGTTGTGGAGGACGAAGAATGAATAATGATCAATTTCCAAAGCTGCCAGAAGGTGGCAAAGGAAGGCTCAGAGCGTTACTTGCTTCTCTTAAAGAGGATCAATCAAAGTTAGATGACCATCCTATGTACAAAGAAGGATACGATGATGGGTATCGAGCCGCACAAGAAAATCATCGTTTGTTGACACAGGCATTATCAAAGGTGTATAACATCAATGATTAAAGCACACTACGAAACACTCAAGGCTGAAGGCTACACAGTAGAGAACTTGCGTGACATTGGACGCATTGCCGCAGTAATGACCAGTGTGGCACGAGTACTGAACAGTTAACCAAATTGTTTGCACTTGAACAGTAACCGTTGTATAATACATGACAGCGGTTACTTTCTAAAACAAATGTTTTAAAAATAAATCATAAATAAATTTGTCCAAAAGACATTGACATATAAATAAATTTGTCATACAATACGAACACTATGAAACAGATCACTAAACATTATCAGATGAACCTAGCGAGCACAGCCCGCTATTTGCCATCATCTGAGATTTTTGGGGATCGTGAATCACGCAGGAGTCTTAGTTAAGAACTAGTGTTGTATACACAATTTTAACTAAGACCCCTGGACTAAACACCCAGGGGTTTTTATTTGTAGGAACTGAATGAACAAGATTGATTTGAAAAAGCGGATGCGTGAAGTACAGTTCATTACTGAACATACACTTAGCGAAGATCAGCTGCAAAAGTTGATCCAAGAGAAGTTGGAACGTGCAGAGAGATTTGCACGTGACCGATATGTTCAGGAAGAACGTACATTGCAACCGTAAGGTTATAGTGTGAAGGATACCAGTAACGAGGACTGGGCAGCGCACTCAAAACATGCTGCAAACGGGCGGACAGGATACATGAACTCTGTGGTGGTAACGCAGACTGTAAGACTCCTGGGAGGGGCTAGACCCCTTCATATCCTGTGGCAACACAGGGTATTCTAAAGTGTGGCAGATGAATAGTTGGCAGCGCTACTCCCTATTGCGTGATGCAGTCCCATTGAGCGGGACGATAGATTACTACTGCACTTTAGAATACAGCAGATGAACAATGACATAGTCCTTTTGACGGGCTATGGCCGTAAGGCAACTGCTATATACATGGGGAGTTAACCAGACTGGGTCTGGCACGGTCTTGAAAACCGATGGTGTTAGCAATAGCATAGAGTTCGATTCTACTA